TGGAGCTGCTAACCGGGCTTGAACCGGTGACCTCGTCCTTACCAAGGAATAAATAAATCCCTTGAATAGGCACTTTTATTGGCTCATTGTACGTCAATTGTACGTCAAAATTGTCCTCGAGGGTAGGTCAAAGAGGATAATTGTACATTTTTTCGCCCTTGTTTTCACCTTAATTGAGCACCAAAATCAGCCGCCTCAGACCCACAAAAAGTCCGAGACGGCTGAAAATTTTATTGATTTTTGAACAACTATATGGTATAATAAATGCAAAGGAGGGATTAAAATGATAAAAAAAATTAAAAGTGTAGTATCTTTTCTATTATGTTCCTTCTTTATTGCTTTTATAATTGTGTTACTATATACAATGATTACAATGAAGCCTAATCCTTATATAGACTATATTGCTATAGTAACCGGAATGTTTGTATCTAAAAGCAAATTCAAATTTAATTAGAGCTTTAAAGATTACTTTCCATCTTTTTTCTTCAATCTTTTTATTTCACTCTTCAACTCTTTGTTTTGAGCACTTTTAGAACTTGTTAACTTATCCAATATCTTAATTATTTTTTCAAGTAAACCATCCGTTTCAAACTTTGCCTTCTGACCATCTTTTCCTTTAAACGTAATCTTCACTCCACATACTGCAGAAACAACTATTAATGCTAATATTGAACTAGGTATAAACCCTTCATTTATTTTCAACAGTTCCAGCAAAGAAACTGACGTAGACTCCGCAAAAACGTTTGCCGATAAATTACATTGCGCAATCATTGAGGATAGCACAATATATCCTGGCGATTCAACTTGGATTTTTGATACAAGCTTATCTGGTTCTTCGGTTTGAATATCAGAAAAACTATTTTTCAGCCCTAAAATTTCACTTTGTAATACTCCGTACAACTTAGAATAAAAAGAAAAGCTGACATCCTCAGTTGACGTAATTTGAAAGATAAAACAAAATTTACCGTCCTTTATGTAATACGGATACAAAAACTTATCTATAATAAAATCATAGTCGGAAATATTGCTTATTGTGTTATGGCTAAATAACGCTTTATAGAAACGCATATCCATATCTGCCTTCGATATCTTTTTTAACCACTTTATTTGTTTTCTTATACAGTAATTAGATGGGACTATATCGTTATCCTGTATGCTACTACTGTTGCCTTTTTCTAAGAACAGCGTCTTATCTGATTCAATTTCACCTATTATTAGATATTCCGCATTTTCACTTGGAACAACAACTACATCACCTTTTTTCATTATAAAACACATTGTATATATATAACCAGCTACCAAACCAGGGCGTGTTTCATCAGGGTAGCTCTTTTTAATATGTTCTTTTAGCGCTTCTTTATCAAAAATGTCACTATCAAAGCAAGACTGTATCTTACTTTGTGTAATGTTGTTATATCTTATGCCTATGTATGCATTTTCATAAAAATCATCAAAAAACTTTCCTCCATCAGCTCTCACAAGCCAATATCTTCTGTTTTCAGGCATGATTGGTATATTATCCAAATCTACGTCATAGTTTCCGTAATCATACATACTTTATTCACCTTTCAAATCACTTAATATAAAACATTATATTACAAAAAGAGCCAAAGGTCAATAGTTTTAGCATAAATTAGATCATAATATGCAGAAACAAAATCAGCCGACAAGGAATAACCCCTGTCGGCTGTCTTACTGTCTACTTTATCTTCTTTGTAATCTCATCGCCAAGCCGTTTGATGAAGTTCACGCCTGCGATGCCATTCTCGCTGTATCCCCACTTTTTCAGCAAGGTATTAACTGCCTTTGCAGTACCTTTTCCGTATGTACCGTTCTTATCCATACCTACGTTGTGGAGTTTGACCGCCTTTGCAAGAAGCAACAGCTCCTTGAGCGCAAGCACACCGCTTGTTTTGTTGCCCTGCTTGTAGCCTGTCTTGTCAAGCACTTTCGCACTTATCTTGCTCTGGTTCTTTGGTCTCAGGAAGCCTGCAATGTGGTCATAAGTATGCTTGACCTTAGTGCAGGCTTTTCCGCTCCAGTTTTGGTCATACGAATAAAAATAACTCGTATTGCCCTCACCGGTGCAGATGGCTATGTGACCCCAGCCACCATTCAACGTGCCTGACCATATCGCTACATCGCCCTTTTTCGGCACGAAACTTGGTGTGTTCTTTACCTTTGTGAAATTTGCCTTCAGCCAAGTATTTTTGTCAAACAAATCCCAAAAGTGATGTGCATCATACCAGAAATTCTTGATACCTGATCCGAAGACCTCGTTGAAATATGCCGTTGCAAGGTCTACACACTGTTTGCCTGCTGCGCCGTCATAGTTAACAGCTACACCATTGTGCTTTTTGATAAACTCATCATATGTCATTTTCTATTCCTCACTTTCGTTTGTATCCACTTTGTTTTCCACTGTGATTTTCAGTTTGTGTACGATCTTCACCAAGAATGACGGCAATGGTATACCTATCACCGCAAGATTTTCCAAGATTGAAATGCACTCGTTGATGATAAACCATATCGTCACGATCAGGCCAAAGTAAAAGCTGACGTTTACTTCAATGCCTATCTGTGAAAGTCCTGAGATAAAGAGCCAATCAAGCACGCCTGACACCGCCACCACAAATATGTAGCCGACCTTTTTGAAAAGCCCTTTAAGACCGACACGGCTTGACAGCTCGCCCCTATTCCATGCTTTCCACATACCTGTAATGTAGTCAATGATCATCACAAGTACCAGAATGACTATAGGTATCGCCATGACACGGAAATACGCTGACAGCCCTGCGGCTATCGCTGATATGATGATTTTTGTTGTGTTTTCTTTCATTACTGTTCCTCGCTTTCGTATGTTTGTCCCGTGATTGTTGTATACTCCTCCGCCGTGATCCACTTACCGACAGCAGCGTGTACCATAGCAACCGACCACAAACGGCTGTCATAGTATCTCTTGACCTTGACGTAGTTTTTACTCATCGCCGCTCACCTCATTCAACTCAACACCGTTCAACATAGCCAGAAAATCAACGTTTGCCTTTATTCTGTCTATCTCGGTGACCTTGGGTTTGCTGAAATTATCTTCCGTCAGCCCCATGCTCTCAACCATAGATTTTTCTAAATCTGTCATGTTGTACCTCCCACTTCTGATAGTTTCACGATATACTCTTCTTCTGACGGAACGGGTATGCGATAACTGTCACCATTGCTGTTTTTGAATGTCACTGAACCTCCTGCTTCTACCTCGATATTCCGCAGGAAATCATCTGGTATCATGGTTGATATGTCCGTTACGATTGGGGATTCCAATTCGTAATACAGCATTACACCTGACATTGCCTGCTTGAACGCTGCGGCGTCGGTGTAGGACGTATCGTTGACATAGATATACCCGTTAACGTTCGAGGTAGCTGATATGCCTGTTATATTGGTTTTGCCCCACGATTCATTTTGCGTTTTTGTCGAATATCTTGGACATATGAAGTTTGGTGCAATGCCATAGCTTTTTGTCAATTTTTGCCCAGCTAAATGATGTGTTTTAAATGACACAGATTCACCACTTGTCCAATCCAGCGTTCCTAAATCAACGCTGCTCACGCACTGAACGTATCGTTTATTTTCATAATCAACATAGTTCTTAGCCGTTCCTGCCGACCAGCCGTAGCCAGGCAGTGCCTTGATAGCTTCGGGGATTTGGTGAGTGGTATCGCCCACAGAGACCTCTTCCGTGCCTGCACTAATAATCTCACCTGCATTATATGGATAGTAGTCCGCAGGGAACATTTTCTCAAATTCTTCCACGCTTGCAGGCTCGTTGCCTGCACCAAACATTTGGGTTAAATCAAAAACCTGAATTTTAATTTTAACATCATTGAAAACTGTGCCGACCGCAAAACCACTAGCTCCAGTAGCCTTGCCTAGTGAAATTTCATGTTGTGTCTGATTATAAATCGCAGTTGATGAGCCACTGGTAATTGCAGGGGTTGAATTGCTTCGATTCAGAAAACCGAATTTCATACTTATGCTGTCAGGATTGTTCAGAATCAGCAGTTTGAATGCATATTTTCCTATCTTGTTCTGCTCGGGCGTGACATCTCTAAAATTGATGTATGATGCTGTTGTAGTTCCATTCAAGGTAATTGTTCCGTCAGAATCAGCGGTTGCAGTAATGCCATTGTTGATTTCTTTTCTTGGTTGAAAATTTTGGTTAAATATGATCGACCTGCCACCAATATTTTTCACGCTCATCAGCTTTGCCCCTGTAGGCACTGTCTTTGCATATGCCGTATCTGTATCGGTTTCAAATTTATGTGTTATGCCGTTGCCCATGTCATACAACGCATTTACACGCCTTGTCAGTTCCTTGTCCGTCAGCTTTATGTTAGATATATCAGCTGTATTCTCGGCAATCTTTGCAACTGCAGTCACATAATCATCTGGCAAACTGTCAGCCACGGATTGTGCTGTCTGTGCGGCGGTTTCAGCGGCTGTGCGGTCCTCTGCGACCTTAGTGGCGTTTTCTGCCACTGTAGCCTTATCAGCTGTGACCTGTTCAGCCATATCCTGCACCGCCTGCCTGTCTGCCGTAGTGCTGTCAGCGCAGGTCTTGGCGGTTTTAGCGTAGCCTGCCGTTATGGTCTTGTCGGCTTCGGTTTGCTGTGCTGCCGCTGATGCCTGCGCTGCGGATATTTTAGCAGCGTTCTGTGCAGTGACCGCCTGCTGACGTGCGGTTTCTGCACCCTGCATGGCGGTTTCTGCCTGCGTTGCAGACGTTTCAGCAGATGTCTTTGCGGTTTCGGCACGGCTTGCCGCCTGCACTGCGGTATTGGCTGATTTCTCTGCGGCTGTGGCAGATTTTTTTGCGTTCTCTACCGCCGTAGTTGCCGTGTCTGCGGCGGTGACGGCTGTCTGCATATCTGCGTGCGCCTGCCTGCCTATGGCATCTATGCGGTCTAGTGCGTCCATAGCCACATCAGGTGACGGTACTGCATTATTGCCGATAGCCGCACCTATTCGCAATCTGAATATGCGTGATTTTTTCAGCAGGATATATTCCTGCCCTGACAGCTTCTTCGCTGCTATCTGACAGCTGACTGTCTGCGCTGAACGTAAGATATCTGCGGTAGGCGTCCACTGTCCGCCTGTGATATCGACCTCATACGTCACACCGTCGCCATAGTCGATAGTCAGCACATAGCGGTCTGCACCGTCTATCTCCATGCCCTCGACCAATACGGTTCTTGCATTAGTTTCACCAACATAGCCCAGTAGGGCTGTGCTTAGGGTTACGTCATAATCTGCATTTAATGTTATTGTCATTTAATTACCCCTCTATGCTATCACGATATAGTCTACACGATATGTTCCGGCAGGCACGCTGACTGTACTAGAGCCAGCGGACGGCCCCATGCAAATAACCGCATTGTATTTACCATTGAATTTAGCTACATGAACGCAGAAATTCTGATATGGCGTCGGTGTATCGTCCTGTCGGAGAGTGACAATTATCTGTGCAGGGTCGCCGTCTATATCCAGTGGTACTGCCACAGTAGGCGTTGCTGATGATACAACCTGTGTAGCTGTTTTATGCTGGATTATTGTCTGATCTAACTCGTTTACAGCCGTCTGCACTGCTGTCAGTGCGTCCACAAATGCCTGCCTTACCTGTCTGCCTTCAAATGCTGTTGATACAGTTTCTATAAAAGATGTAAGGTCTATGTTTGCCATAAAATTGCCCCCTTTTTTTAATCAAGTGTGTGATTTTCTGTCGAAATGCTCTTGCAGTAAATTTCGCCTGTTTTTCCAAGACAAAATATAGCAGGCTTGCTGTTCTCATCACAAAGAGTTAAACTTCCGTCTTCCGTACTTAGCGTAAACGTCTGTCTTTCGCCATTATATCCGAATACCGCACCTGCCTGTATGACAACGTGACCACTTATGCTTGCGTTGTCAATGCGTATTTCCAATGGACTAATTCTAACTGTCCATTCGTTATGTGACAGCTGAATGGCACTGGTAGTTTCACTAGATGTCTGTAGATTGATAGTTCCGCCTGTTATATCTGCTGATTTTGACGACAGCCTATTGGCAACAACTGTTCCGTCCTCAGATACCGAAAAGGTACCTGAGCCGTTATTTATCTTCAAACCTGTTAAGGTCAGCGCCGTGATAAAGCTTGCAACAAGGTTTCCATCAATGGTCCATGCGTTTGTGTATGGCCCAGTTTTAGCCGACCCACCGTCTGAGGACTTCCAAAAGCCTAACCCGTTTTTGTTCAGCTGGATACAAGCCTTGCAAGTATTAATGTCAGCCGTGTCCATAATCAGAATACGCTGAGGCTTCTCAGATGGGTCGAGTATAACGTGACCGCCCTCTGCACCTGTGATAAGCTTAGTTGCATTCTCTATCTTGTTGTCTATGACCTGTCTGTTCCTAAACTCTGAGTTATCTATAGCAGACTGCAGGCTCTGAGTTTTTGCTGTCATAAAGCCCGAAAGCGTTTCAAATTGGTCACCGAAGGTTAGCTGTGAAGCCTGCGGATTGTCAAGGTCTATGGATATACCCACAATGCGCAAATCCTCGTCTATACCCATAAGGCTATTTTTTACTCTGTACCAACAGCCGAGTTCAAACTGTTCAATGTGCCTGTCTATTCTCGAGAGGTCAAGCGCTGTTATTTGATACTGCACTTTCGCACGATTAACAGATTTAAGATACTCCTTACCCTTGCTGAGAAGATTGCTCGCAAGGGTAATATCGTCCCATATCTGCGGACCGCTTATAACGCCGTATTTTGCGATAAGTGAGCTGTCCTCTATGTAATCCTTGCCACCATTCACAGTGCCGATGGTCAACCGCTTTTCGCTGTCTGTAAGCTTTGCGCCGAGAGGGTAAAGACGTGTTATGACCGCCGTTTCATCGACTTCCCGTGATATGGTTTTAAGGTTGACCGCAAGCTCTATGGTGGTATCTGTGCCGTGTCCTATGTTCTCCAAATAGTCAAGATATACCTTGCCATTTTTATCACGAAGCTGTATCTCACCACCGAATTTTCCTATAAGCTTGTCGGCAATGACGTTCATTGTCTTGTCCCAATTTGCAGTATATGTGTAGTTGTTGCTTGCCGTAACAGTGACCTGTCCCAGCTCTATACGCTTATCTGCACCCACCTGTGCATTGTGTTTGGAGAGAAATGAAGAAAGCACTGTTGATATACCTACCATTTTGTATTCAATATATGGCTGGACACTGTCATATAGCCAGCCTAAACGCCCCTCACAGGTGACTTTACGGCATATCAGACCTCTCTCGTCCATGCTGTCAGGACACTTCAAGACCCTGCCTATAAAAATGTCCTTGTCAGTACTTTCATCATAGACCTTGACCGATGTTGTCATTGGTTTCAAAAGGTCATACCCTGCATTGTTCGGATATATGGTAAAACTGAAACTATCCACAGCATTGATAGCCTTCGCTATCTTGCCGCCAGATATGCGGTCTGTGCCGTCGCTGTGTATGATAGTGTTTTCAGCTCCGTTTGTTATCGTTACTATGAACATCAGAGTGCCTCCTCATAAAGCTTGAGTGTCAGTGTGCCGAAACCATAAGCCGCAAGAGTATTCACACCAGGCTGCAAAGTCAGCTCGTCAAGGTCGAATTCTTTCTCCGTGTTGCGGTATACACTTGCACTTATCTCTTTGTCATTGAGCGCAAAATAGGTGAAGCCCACACCCTTTGTATCGTCCTCTGAGCGCTTATAAGAAAGGCGTGGGCGTATGGGTCTATCAGCATATGAGTAGACTTTCAAGGTTGCAGGAGGGGCGTATCGTGTCTGCTCGACCGCTGTCAGCGATATATCCGTCAAGTTCAGACAGTCGGTCTCAAAGTTGAAGTCGTCAAAGCCGATATCTGAATAATCATCAGAACGCAGAAAAGGATACGTTTTGAAGTTCACTGTCAGATCAGCGGTGCGCCGTGAAGTGAACTCAAATGCAGAGGTATCAAACACCGCTGTCGCCCCCACAAAGTGATAGTCCGTCAGAAAGCTTATCCTCAACTCGTCCTTTGCTCCGCTGAGCCAGCGGACAACATCACATTTTCTGCGGTAAAGTTCGTTTTCATCTTTTGCAGAAAGGCTGAATTTTATCGTGATATCACGCTGTTTGTACGTCCTTTCGCCTGCCATTTTGGAAAAGTCATAAAAGCCGTTCATAAACGGCAGGGTGGCTTCTATTCTGTTTTCCTCCGGCTGAGATATCTGAACGCCGTCCTTTTGGATAACCAAATAGAAATCGGTGGACTTTCTGCCGCCAAACTCTATATATTCATTAGACACTTGCAAGCCTCCTTTCACTGCTTGTGACCCTCTCGCCTAGTTTTCCGTCCACTTTTGAAGTGAGCTTATCGCCGTCAAGATAAATGTTTCCTTGCTGTGCAAGCTGTGGGAAGTAGGTTTCTAGGAGGGCGATGATCTTGTTCATGGTATCGTTACCGCTATTATTCACACTCTTTTCGGGGAGTGCCGAAAAGCTTGGCGGTATGATATCCGTATCCATAAGCGGTTGCAGTGACCTGTTGAACTGCATGGTGATAGTGTCCTCGTTGTCCGCTATGCCCTTTGCAAACAGGTCCATCATATCAGGTGCAAAAGTGTGGAAGTTTGAAAGAGGACCCTTGTCAGGTTCGGAAAAGCCGAGAAAGTCCTTAACGCTTGAGGCTACGTCACATACAGTATCTTTAAGGCTCTGCCACTTCTCTTTTATGCCGTCTATAAACGCCTGTATCATATCTGAACCCCACTCCTTAAAATCGTTCCACTTGCGTGAAAACCAGTCTGTAAGGTCGATAAGCATATCAGACAAAGCGCCTGAAACAGGTGCAAAGTAGTCCACCATACCTTGTGCGATGCCCTTGATAAGTTCGACCGCTATAAGTATGCCGTCAGCAAGGATATCAGGGAGATTTTTCAAAAGCTCCATTGTAAGCGTGCCGATGATTTCAAGTGCCGATTGAGCAAGCTTTGCCGCTGTATCACTATCTGAAAGCGACATTGCAAGTGCATCTATGATCTGCACTGCGCCGTCTATGATAAGATTTATGTTATCCACAAGTGCTTCTGCAATAGCGGTCACTATCTGTATCGTGCCGTCAATTATTGCAGGCATACAATCTATAACAGCCTGTATAACTGTGGGTATCTGTTCAACAATAGCATTGATAAGGTCTGGTAAAATCGTCGGCAAAGCCTGTGCTATAGTGGTTATGATAGTTGCCAACGACTGCACAAGAGGACCTGTGTTCTGTATAAGTGCTGTTGCGATAGTTGTAATGGCTGTTATGGCCGCCTGCGTTATCGTGCCGATATTATCAGAAATGCCTTTCACAAGCGCCTGAAATATCTGTGTGCCTGCTTCTATAAGTTGCGGAAGCAGGTCGCTCACAAGCTGTGGAAGCTCGGCCGCTATGTCAGGAGCCAGCTCGCTTATGAGCGTTGTGACCCCTGAAAGAGCCTGCTTTATGACAGGCAGAATGTTCTTTGCAAAGGTTTTTACTGTACTTACCATTTCCTTGATAAGATTTTTCAGGTCAGCGTTTTTGTCGCCCATTCCTGCCATAAGGTTTGCCCACGCTGCTTTCACAGAACCAAGAGAACCGGAAACTGTTGTTGCCGCTTCCTTTGAAGTTGTGCCGGTGATGTCAAGGTCGGTCTGTACCTTGTGGATAGCCTCTATCATTTTGTCAAAAGACACGCTGTTGACGGTCTTTTCATTGACTTTTATTGAATCTCCGAGCACACCTGAATCGTTGATGAGCCTTGCCATTTCCGACTGTGTGCCGCCATAGCCGAGCTTTAAGTTATCAAGCATGGTATAATTCTGCTTTGCAAAGCCCTGATAAGCGTTCTGGATAGAAGATATGTCAGTACCCATTTTATTGGCATTGTCCGACATATCCACCATTGCTTCATTGGCTATCTTAGCCGCCTGAGCTGTATCACCGCCCAAGCCTTGCAGAAGTGACGCAGAAAAGCTTGTGACGTTCTGCATATAGTCATTAGCCGATATTCCTGCGGTCTTGTATGCCTCACTGGCGTACTTTACGATAGTATCGGCGTTATCCTTGAATAGCGTTTCAACGCCGCCTATGTTCTGCTCATAGTCCGCATATGCGCTCGCAGAGCTTTTGACTATAGCGCCTATGCCTGCGCTTGCTGCCGATATAGTTGCTATACCAGCTTTTGCGGCAAGTGCAAAGCCCTTTTTGATAGTGCTTCCAAAACCTGAAACGACCTTGCCGCCAAGAGAACTTCCAAACTTGTGACCATCGGGCATACTATCCCCGAACGCTCTTCTCAGCTCTGATGCAAGCCCTTGCATAGACGGAACTATCTGCACATATGCCTTGCCTAGCTGTGTGCCGTTTTCTTCTGCCATGTTAGCCCTCCTTTCCTAAGATTTTTCTTCTTGCTTTCTCATAATCCTCGCCGCTTCGGAACGCTGTTATCTCACTGTCGCTCTCGCTTTTACCTATAAGCTTTTCAGCTATTGACTGCGGTACGTTCACGCCTCTTTGTCCGTCCTTTGTCTGCGACCAGCATATCCATTGCAGGCGGTCAAATATCAGTGCAAGCAGTATTTCAGAAAACGAACCGCCAACATCATTAAGCTTACGTTTGACCCGTGATGAACTGTCAAGACCACAAAGAAAAGTCGCCACCTTTCGTGCAGGTAGCGACTTAAAGTCGTATATGTGATAATACTGCGCCATATCGCAATCAAGCTCATCAGGATAGCGCTCCATGACAGCGGCAAGGACTAGGAGTTTTTTGTCTTAGGTGTCTGGAAGATCTCCACGATCAACTTTGTTATCTCTTTAGCCGATACATAGCCGCACTTTTCTCTTATCTTTGCAAAAGCTTTTTCTTTCTTGCTTCCCAAAGCGGCGTCAACTACCTTGACATATGCAAGAGGGTCGCCCTGTTCACACTTACCGACAGCTTCGATAAACTCATAGTCGTCAAGGGTCTTCTCCTCTATTTCAAACTCAAAACCGCTTTCTGTCTTACCTGTCAGCATAGGTTATTCCCCCTTTTTCATGTACTCATAGTGCGTGTTGCCGTTCTCATCAGGTGTGGCTGTGATAGTCAGCTCATAGCCGATAGGCTCATTGTCTTTGTAGGTGATGTCAGATATCTCCGTCACCTTGCCGAACGGAACGACCACTCTTTTCAGTACGTTATTTTTCAGTATCATATCGAACACGAACGCCTGATCTTCATGCTCGGCACTGTTTACCTTGATAGTCAGGCCAGTGTCAAGGTTGCCCGAAACATTGCTGCCATTGTAGACAGTTTTCAGCACATCTGTATTGGTACATTCTATCAATTTGACCTTGAAAGTGTCCGTCTTTTCTGTCTGTGGTGTGTCTACGATATCTCCGCCCCAGGCTTTGATGTTTTCAGTAGAAATGCCAGAACTGTTTGTTACACCGTCCTCTGAACAGTAGCCCAAACTTTTGAACGCTGCGTCAAGCACTGTTGTTGCATCTGTTGGCAGTGTAGATCCTGTGACCGCTGTGAAAACCGCTCCGCCTACCTTTGGCTTGCCTGTTGATACGTTATCTTTGTTGTTTGCCATAGTATTATCACTCCTCGTCGTAGTAGGTTACATCGAATACCGCCTGATAGCGATATCGCTTTGTTTCCGTATCTGTATAGTTGTAGTCTGACGTGCACGCACAGCGGCATATATCGCCCTGTGACACGCTTTCAGACATCGCCTTTTTAACTTTTGCGTTAAGCTCTGCCGCCCCGTATAGGCTCGCTGAGTAGCTCTGAACGGCTATGGTGGCAGAGGTGATAAAATCATTCTCTGCCGAGCCTAGCTTGTCGATAAGCACATACTCTTTTGGTGGGTTTTTAGGTTCTTCAAGATAAACTGAAACGTCAAGCTTTGCCCCCAGCCAGTCAAGAATTATCTTCTCTATCACTTGCCAAGCACCGCCTTTAAAAGTGTGTTATTTCTAAGATTAGCACGCTGAGCCTTCTTTGTCTTAGCCTTGACGATAGCGACCTTACGGCGCATTTTCGGGTATCTTGTCCATGTGATAGTATACGCTTTATGCCCCGTGCCAAGACGTTGAACGGCTCTGTCAGCATAGCCCTTTACCATGTTTTCAACAGGTGCAGAGCAGAGAAACGCCGCAACTGCGTTATGGTCAAGTTCTATCTTAACTTTACTCATAGCGTTCCACCTTTACTTTCTTGTTCCACTTTAAGGGGATATTATCGTCAATGCCCTGCGTAGGGATACCCACAGTTTGGAACGTCATTCCCCAGAACTCGACTTCTGTATTCTCCCATATGTGCGTGTCGCCTTTTGGTATAGCAAGCACATAAGCTATGCGTTTGCCCGATAAGTTAAGTTCGTTTGCAACGTCCTCTGCGGACGGCTCGCCCACAAGCACGTTTTCGACAACTTCCTGAGATACCTCATATGTAGGTCTGTTGAAGCCGTCAATGCCTTTCTGCGTTCTTACAGAAAGCTTAACAGGTATGCCTTTGATGCTTAGTCTCATACGTCATATACCTCCATAGCTCCGTATCTCTGCCGCATAACGCCCAGTTCTTTCAGCTCGTTTCTGAGAAAATACAGTTGCTGTCCTGCGTTGAGATATGTCATTGATACTGAGTAGCCCATAGCCGATTGTGAAGCCTGCGAAGTCGCAGGAGAGCTGTCCGCAATGGTGTCTACAGCTCTCAGCGTGGCACGAACTATGATATCTTTTGCCACAAGTTCAACGTCAGGCTCATCAGCTATCATAATGTCAAGGTCCTTGCCATACTTCTTACAGGCGGTCGAAAGTTTTGCGCAGGCGACAGGCAGCAGAGCCGCCGCCTTTTCCTGCTCCTCAGCCGTGAGTTTTCGACCAAGTTTTATAACGTCCTCGATAGTTGCGTACTCTGCCGCCATTTATGCCGCCCCCTTATTCAGCTGCTGACTGAATGACAGCGAATGCAGACTTGTCAAGAATGCCCCAACCGAGATATGTCTCCGCTCTGATGTATACCTGATTGTATCCCTGAAGATCCTGTCCACTGTTGTCAGGATCGCCGTACTCGATGACTTTAAGCGGAATTTCCTTTGAGTAGCCCCACTTGAATGCCGTTTCAAAGTCACCAACAATCGCAAGATCTTTGCTGGAGTTGAATGAAACTGTATTGTTTGTCACGGTCTGAATGCCGTTCATAGAAGTCGGTGCATTGCCCCAAGCAAGGTCAGGATAAATCTTTCTGCCGCTTGTATCCACCATTTTCGCAAGGTCAGCTCTAAACGACGGAGCCATTGTAAGACCTGAAATATCATACTCGTTGTCCTGCACCGCAGCGATAGCCTCCTCAATAAGAGCGTCAGATGTCTTTGGTGACGTGCCGTCCTGCTTTATCACAGTTACGCCGTTGTCGAAATGGTTTGTACCTATAAGCGTAGAAGCTGTCTTGGCCCTTGGATTAACACCGTGGAAAGCCATGATGTCAAGACCTCTTGCGACCTTCTTCGCAAAGCCGTCTGAGAAGTTTCTGAGGATATTGATCTGCTCCTCATCGCTGGCGTAAAGAAACTCGTCTGAAATTCTTGCGCCGTATTCTACCTTGAGAGGGATTATCTTCACAGGGTCAAGGGCAGCGCTACCTCTTGTCTTTTTGCCGTTCTCAGCCACAAGGTCTACCTCATCGTCCATAGTGAAGATGAACTCCTTCTGACCGTTGAAGGGGATAGGTGTCTGAGCGCAAAGCGCGGCAAGGGATGACTTGCCCTTTACCTTGTCGAAAAGCTCCTTAACGAGTACCGGGTCGAAAAGAGTACCCTTTGAAATTACGTCTGCCATAAATATTACTTCCTTTCTTTACTTTATAAGACCTGCAAGCAGCGACTTATATGCCGCATTCTTGCCGTCTGCGTGATTGTGTTCTGCGTGACCAAGAGGGGCTGTCTGCTTTTTGCCGATAAACTTTGCAAATGTTTCAGCGTCCTTCTTGATAGCTTCTTCTGTATCTCCCGAAAGCTTGTTTGCAAGCTCATAAGGGATACCGTTTTCGTGGGCAATTCTCATTTTAACCGAGCTGGTCTCGTATGCCTTGTTCTTAGCCGTGAGGTCTGCGATAGCTGTATCCTTTTCCGCAAGCTTGCCTGTAAGGTCGGTGATCTTGCCGTTAAGGTCGGCTGTCTTTGTCTTGAAGTCGTCAGGGGAAATATAACCCTCAAACTGTTTCTTGACTGTATCCGTGTTGCGGTCGAGCCTTGCCTTTATCGCATTGTCGAAGGCTTCCTGTGTTGTTATAGCTTCAAATTCTGCCATAGTGTTTCCTTTCCCCGCTTTACCCTGCGGTGTAGGTGATATATAATAAACTGTTACCAGCTTATTTTCTGTACTTTCTTCTTCTCTGATGAATTTGCACACGCCCAGTGAGCAAGCACTACTGCTTCAAGCAGTGATATGTCAGCACCCTCAAGAATTGAGGTATAGCCAAAGCCACCACCTGAGCTTATCGCTCTGTGTTCACAGTTTGCAATGACCTGTTCAAGGGACGGCTGATCTGCGTGACAAATATTCTGTGCGAATACCCCTCGCTCAAAGCCTGCTGACGAAGTGATCACATCAGCGACTTTCGGCAGGATAGGTTTGCGCTTGATACCTGCGTTCTTCATATCTGCCGCAAGCAAAGACTGTCCGTTCGCTCCGTCAATGACGGTTTCACGCATATGCGGATTGCGCAGGTATGCGATTATCCAGCCGTTCCCCTCTCTTACAGGGCGGCAGTCGATAGCCTCGACAAATATCTTGCCGTCGGTTGTTTTTGCAGCGACAGCCAAAGATACGTTATCCGTGACCTTTGCATACTTAATGCCGAAAAACAACTCTCTGCTGATATCGGGCTTGCCTGCGATACAAAGTGCCTGCCACTCTCCTTTGCTTATAGCCGACTTTTGATTGTAGGTCAGCCATAAACCTAAACGCTGGATATTATCATCAACCTGGTCGTCTTTCGGGTCGCCAAGCTCAGAGCGTATCTTACGTTCAGTGAGGATAGTGCCTAAAGACGGGTTAGTGGCATACCACAGTTCAGGGTCATGTGCGTTTGCGATCTTTGGCACAGACCATTCAGCCCAGCCGTCGTCACCGCCTTTTCCCGATATCGTCTTCTGCCGGTACTTTGTGAAAACTGTGCCGGCAGACACCATTGTTGGAGGTGTTCCACACATCAATGTCTGAGGATTTCGGCTATCTGTGACGATATATTTTAGGGCTGTTTCTTGGTCGGTGGTGTATTCCTGCGCTTCGTCAATGATGAGCAGGTCATAACCCTCACCAAGTCCACCTTTTGAAGAACGTGTTCGGAAATTGATGAGACCGTCGCCTTTTAGCCACTCGATACGTTCAAGGCCAAACTGTTTTGTAGTCTTGAAGTCCTCTTTTTCAAGAAAGCCCATTTTTGTGATAAGGTCGATGATCTTCTCCCATGCCGAATGTGATGTTGTAGTTCGGTGGGCGGTGTAAAGAACACGCTCGCCATTTTGCAGACCATAGATTGCACGCATGATAAGCAGCTCTGACTTGCCGTTACGTCTTGGTATCGACCAGCCGAACTTCATGTGTTTCCACAATCCCTCATCGTCCACCGCCATGATGTCATAAAGCATTAGCTCCTGCCATTCCTGTGCGGTGCGTCCCGACTTGTTGTACATTGCGATAGCCTCATTGCCTTTGGTCTGCTCATAGGGCAGCACTACCGATATGGTGGGGGTCTGCCTGCCGACTCTCTTATCCTCAATAGTGGATTACCTCCTTTTAGGTACGAAAAAAGCACCCGTTAAGGTGCTAAGTTTGATATTTACTTTGTCGATTTGACCTTTTCAGCATTGGATAAAACTATACTCAATGACCTTTCGCAGCGTATCAGTGCCGCAACATAATCAGCATTATCCTTTATCTTCTGGATTTCAGTTCTGATGTTCTCAATATCACTCTTAGCTCTCCGCAGCTGCCATATTGTATCCCGGTCAAGTGCCATAATATCCGTCCTTTCTGATTTTGGGTATAAAAATACCGCCTCGCCGTAGCGGAGCGGTAAGATCTCTAGTAATTAAGCGAACTCGGTAATTTAATATCTTTGATGATCTCTTTGCTTACTTTCATTCGTGATATATGAAAAGCACTTTTACAATCGTTGCACCAAATATCGCCGCAGCCATTACCGTTTGATATTTCTATCAATCTGTAATCTGTATTCTCGCTTCCACAGTAAGGGCATTTTCCTGCATTATGTGATCGTACTATATTTGTTACATTGTCAAGCCATTTCATAATATCACCTCTTCTTGATCATGTTATAGAATATGCTCTCAAACCTGTATGCCTGCTTTTCCATGACATCTAAATTTTGTTGTGCAAAATTTTTACCATACTTTTTCAACTGCATAACGTGACACTTTTCGTGAAGGATAGTTTTGAGCAATTCTTCTTCCGAAGAAAAAGCACTAGGAAAGAGGTCTATCCTTCCAATATTATTGTAATCTGTTGAACCGTAGAACGGCAGTGCCAAAAGTTTTTCGGAACGTTGTATTTTGAATGTTATTCCATTAGTATCAATAGAATATTTTCGACATAAAGACAACACTTCTCTTTTCTGCATTGGCACACGAAGTTCAGAGAAAGCACCTATATTTTGTTCTCGCCGGTCAAGCTTTCTTCCTACTCCCATTATACCACTTTTCGCAGAATTGTCAACCATTCTTGCAGGCTGTCTTGAACCGGCTTTCTTCATCTGCTCAAGCTCTTCATCTGAAACGTTCCACTTGACCTTGCTCCACACGTTTTGTGCCTTTCTGCCGTTGAGGTATGTAACAGTACAGCCGCAGTTATCATGCCTGCGGTAAACATCTTTTGGAACATCTTCGGGATAGTGATATTTACCTGCAAGCTTTGAACACCACTTACAGCAGCCACCGTGATCGTTGCGGATAATGTAGCAGTCCAGTCCTGCATTAGAACGAAACTTCACGTTTTTTTGAACATAGTCGTTGTAAAAACTCTCGGTGATGTTCTGCGCCGGAGCTGTCATTCGCCGTATCATCACTTCTTCTGCAATATCCGGTACAGAAGCCGCATTGACCACCGCCTGCACACGCTCGGTAGGGAAGGCAGCCTGCTGAGGTGTGATGTTTATGCCCGCTGTTTTGTCAAGTGCCTTTTGGCATTCTGCGGCAGCGGAGTTTATAACATCGTAGTTGTCCTTGAGCACGCCCGTGAGTATGGTATCGGCAATGTTGTAGTACATCTTGCCATCAGGCAAAGCGCTTGCATTCACATATGCTCCGATAGCTTGCGAAGCACGCAGGCCGAGCCTTTTTGAAAGCAGGGCGACTTCTTCCATTTCCGCAGTACCACCATCTATTTTCTTCAAAAACGATTGAATGTACTTGTCAGCTCTGCACCTGCTTTGAAACTCAGCACGGATTTTTTTAAGCAATTCTGCACCGATATCAGCCATTGTTTTCGCCCTCTATGCCTGTGAGCTGACGGATGCCCTTTGCACCCAGATAGTCAGGAACAGCCTGATTTATTTTCAAAATAGCGTCACCCACGCCTGAGAGTGCGGCAGAATCAGGTTCAAAAATGGGGAGCCACTGCGGTTTGATATCACTGAAAGCATAGCGCATATATGCCGTGTTATCACGAACGCAGGCGGCAAGATACGCCACGTTTAGAAAACCACTACCGAACGTCCTCTGCGCCTTGCGTGCGGTAAGTCTAAGATTTTCGTGCGCTGCTCTGATCGCTTCACAGCTGGCAGGATTGGACGTTGCAAAGCCCAAGTCATCAAGGGTCAGCCCTGTTTCTCCGGCGAACAGTGAAGCTATAGATTTAAGCTGCTCAGAGTATGGTGACATGGACTGCTGTTGAAACTGTCCGACGGTAGGATTACCGCCGTCATCATCTTTGGTGATAGTCAGCAGTGAGGACATTGTTGCACCCCATTTGTCCATTTTCTCCATTTTCTCGGCATCATCCGAAAGACCGAGTATATATTTTTGTGGGAAGCTGTAAAACTCGGCTGATACTTCCGACCGCCTGAGCGTTCTCATAGCTTCCTGCACAAGCTCCATACACGCCCTTGATATCCTGCTGTGACCGAAAGGACGAACAGCGTCAGGACGGTATATGATAGGCACAAGCAGGGGATAAGGCGCAGGATTGTCATAAATCTCAACATCATAGCCTCTGCGATATATCTCTGTCTGTTCGGCGGTGAAGTAGGCTTCAATGGTGGGGTTGAAATTGTTATCCCTATCAAGCACTGCATAGCCCTCTCGGAGCATATTCGTGATAGGGTCGATAATGCCAGTAGCGTTACTGCCATCAATGACCTGCAAGCGTGGATAGCCTGTTTCATCAGCCGAAATATACACAAAGCAGCAGGAGGACACCAACGCTGAGAGAATAGCAGAATCAAAGAACACGTCACGATTATTGTTGTCAAATATCTCGTTTACGTAGAAAGTGTTGTCTTCGAAACTGTCAAATACTATTCTGTCCGCAAGGGTATCAACAGCCTTTGCACACCAGCCTAGCACAGGACGCATCCAGTTATAGCTTGGTGGTATCATTTTGCCCATGTCAGTAAGGCCGTTCTTCATGTGATAGTAGTCATAGCGCACATTGACCCTCGAAGCCTTTGAGGAAAGCTTCTTTTTCAAATATGCCATGCCTTTGTATTCACTCATCTTGTATATCCTTTCCAATTATTTCAATCCTGCGAGAAATATAAGCAGTGCGGCGGTGAAGGTCTTTTTCGACCTCAAAAGGGGGCATACCCCCCATATCGTCAATAATTTGTTAAAAATTCTTCCAGTCGTAACATTGTGGTAAAATTCGGTTGGAAATCAGGTCGAGAGACTGATCAAACACCTGTTTTTCCACCAATTTGTCAGATTTCTGGCGATTACAGCACCAATGTGCCAATTGCAAGTTTGAAATATCCGAAGGATGACCGCCTTTTGCAATGGGTATGATATGATCAATGCAAGCCGACAGTGGGTGTGGATATTTCAATGAAAAATCAACAGGTTTTCCACAGATACCGCAGACTGTCTGGGTAGCGTAGATTTTCTTCTTGTTGATACGGAACTGCTGTTGGTGTGAACCGCTTCGGTCTGGTCTTGGTATTGGCATAAGGTCACCTTCTCAACGCAAAAGACACCCCATAGGAGTGCCTCTCACAAATATATTATAAGGAGTTTTGTAAATGGTGGAGCAGATGTTAAGCTGGCACGCTCTCGACCTGCATACACCGCCCGAAGCCCGAAAGCTTGGCGGTGGTTCAAATATTATGTGCTGGCTTTGTCGGGAAGCCAACTGACCGTATGGAACAGAACGCAAGCTCATGCACTCACGTTCTGCATAGCCCCTTACGGGGCTTAGAAAATTGG